ATATTAGCTTCAATCTGTTGATATAGTTCTTCGATTGTCCCATCATTGTTTAATATCACATCAAACTTTTGCCCTACCCAAGCAGTTTCGCTGGCGTGAACTTTAAGTTTTTCTATTTTTTGTTTGCTTAGGGCCCACGACATATTACGGCTAGGTCCTCGATTCATGCTTTTAGCTGAGTCAAACCAATCTGGTTCAGCGCCACGTTTAATACGTATCACACGGCCGCCTGCAGCACGTATAGCTTTAATTTCATTTGGAAAGCGGCAGTCTGTAATAACGACATCATTTTTGGTATTAAGTAATCGGTGTTCTAAGCTGGCTACCCACATGTCATCATGGAATCCTTTGCGGATTACTTCAGTTCCCCAGTACTGTAGGACCTGTCTTGGAGTTATATCTTTCTTTAGGCGTTTAGTCCACCATTCATCTCGAGTTTCACGCCAATCACGGCTTTCTTTAGTGCGCCCTTCAAGCAGTTCACGATCCCATCCAAATACCTGGCTTACAGCATCTTTCAAGCTGTTAGCAAAGCTCTCACGTTTAAATCTATGGAAGTTAACTAGATAGTCTGCAACCGTATCTTTACCTGAGCCGATAAAGCCTACGATACCGATGATAGAACTCATTGAAATCCCCTTAATTGATAATACTATTTTACGAAATTATTGACTGAGAGTCAATGGATTTTTAGCCGGTTATCCACCACATTGGTTGACCACCATCTACATAATTCTTGATATCTTCATCAAGTTTATCTAATAGTGCTTGCCCTTCTGCTTTTAATGCTGTACCGTTAAGAGTAGTACCGCCTTGTGGACCTGCGATCGTAGCAAATTTTTCACGTGCTTGCCCAATGCTGATTGATGTTAGGGCATAAGCATAGTCTTGGATCCAAGGGAATGACTGCGGATCGTTTAATATGACGATATCTGGTCTATAGTTATAAGTCCATAGTAGTACACTTTCTTTTACTATGTCACTGCCTTGGATACCACCATATGGAATTTTACGAGTAAGGGTTAATTTTTTAGTAACTTTATTCCATGTAAAGTTCATGAATCCACCAAACATTTTCATAGCCATTTCTTGGTATTGCGTGAATAATTCATAGCTTGCTAGGCCACCAACACGACCAGCTACTAACATATAGGTATTTAAGTAGCCACTCGCAAACGGCTCAAATTGACTAGCAGTTGTGCCGGTGACACTACCAATACCACGACGGTAAATTTGTTTAACATCGATAATATAGTTAGGGAGAATATATTCTTGTGTTTCAGGATACACATCTAAGAATACGTAGCTTTCTTCTACTGAATTACTGCTACGTTGTCGATAACGGATAAGGGCTTGTTTAATACCCATGTCAAAGTGTTCTTTATCAGCTTCGACATCGATCATACCATAGCCCAATCGTAGTCGTATATAATCAACGATATCGTTTTGTTGTTTGGCCAGTGAAGCTAGTTGATCTGTTATATTGGAATCAAAGGCAATATGACCAGCACCGGTGCCAGTGACATTACTGTATAGACTTTTGGTCTGTACACTTAGTGTAGTTGTTAAACCTGTAGTTGCTGTAACATTTGCTGGTAGTTCGGCCATGTAAATTATCCTGTTATAGTGTATTTATTACCGACAACAGGATAAGTTTGGCTTTACGCTACCTTGAGGGGATTAGATTACTTTAAGCAGGATAGTATCAGCGTTGATACGTCCGTTGAGTTTAATTTCTGTAGTTTTAATATTTTCTAAGAACTTACGCAGTTCTACTTTATTGCTGGCCAGGAATGCTTTAACTTGTTCTTCAGGTTTACGCAGGGTTTTTTGTGTACTCTTGCTTTCATTAAAACCTGTGACAGTGGTACCTTTAACTCCAAGTACCCCACCTTGATCTTCTGCTACATAACGACCTAGTTTACGATTTTTAACGTTGTAGACCCATAACTGTTCAGCCCCAACGATATCCACAGGATTGATTGATACCAGTTTCATACCAGCATCTTGCTTGAGATATTTTAGACCACGTACTAGTTTTTCTTTTTGTGGTGGCTTACGGACTGCGGCTTTTTTAGTTGCTTTCTTAGTTTGATTATAAGCTGTCAAGTCAGCAAATAGTTTATCATAGAAAGCATCATAGCGTTTATAGTCTGCGGCTTTCATATAGCTGTATGCTTCTTTAAGATCTTCATCTTTAGTTGTACGTGCTTCACGTACTTCTGCACAGCGTGGCTCAAATACTGCTGATATCTTGCCAATTAATACCTGTGGTACATTATTCTTAGTAAGATATTCGTAGGCCTTAGGATCTATAGTTTCACCTGTGTATAGTGCGTCCTCTAGCATTTCAAAATATAAGATATGCTTTTTAGCCACTTCGTTCATACGGTCTTGGATTGTTGGCATACGAATTTCTACCTTTTTTACATCCACTTTTTCTTCAAAATCTTCATCGTTGTCTGCTTTAAGCAGTAATACACGCTTGACTGCATCAAGGATATATTCTACATGGCGATCACGTAAAGGCATGCCACGTTCATGTGCTTTAATCAATGCACACACTGTAAATGGTGTCAGACAATCTGCTGAACGTTGATAACGATCGATAGTAGTTTTATCTAACTTATGAACTCCTTGCTCACCTTCATGTTGGCGTAACCATGCTACAACATATTTTTTAAGATCTTTGGTACTGTAATAATAATTGTAGTAACGAAAACTTTGGCGTAGATGATGGTCAAATTCTTCATTTGAAAAAGTTAGGGCGCGATCATAATCCCATTGAGGCTCATTACCTGTATATTTTTCATCGCTAAAGTTAATATTACTAACCTTTGCTTTCTTTTTCATTCCATCAAGTTTGATTGCCATAATATCCTCTCTTGTTTTTTATAGTATATATTAGATAATTGATAAAATCAACCATTTAATAGCACACCAAAAGTAAGCATTTGCTCATACACGTTAATTTCTTCATTGATTTTTGTCAATAGCTCTTGGTGTTTACGGGTTTGACGACCCTGTCTACGGCAGTTAATTTCCTCCTCGCTTAACTGCTTGACCAATCTGCCAATATTGGTACTTATCTGCAACATGTCATTACTATATCTTTTGAGTTTTTTAGCTGGACGTTCCAAGTCAATTTGTATTTGAGCCCATTCTAAGCTGTGAGTAATTTCAGTCATAATACAGTATAACATCATTTGGGCTAGCTGTCAACGGCGATAAATACTAGATAATTAGGAATATATAATGCCAAGATTGTCGCTTTGGAGACCAAACAAGGGTAACGACTACAAGTTCTTTGATCAACGTATGAGTGAAATGTTCACCGTTGGCGGAGTTGATGTCAATATCCACAAGTATCTTGGCCCAGTAGATCAACCATTTACCAGTAATACTGAACCAGGCACTACTGGCATTACTAGTATCCAAGATCTTCTATTTTTAGAAAATCGTGATCGCAAGTATGATACTAGCATTTATACAATGCGAACTATCTATCGCTTAAATGACAACGATTTTGACTTAACACAGTTTGGCTTATTCCTGACCGGTGACACCATGTTTGCTGTGTTCCATTTAAATGACATGGTTGACATGATTGGACGCAAGTTAATGGTAGGTGACGTTATGGAACTACCAAACTTAAAAGACTATTATCCGTTAGATGATACTGTTCCATCTGCCCTTAAACGTTACTATGTAGTCAATGATGCTACCCGTGCGGCAGAAGGATTTGCACCAACTTGGTATCCGCACCTATGGCGTGTTAAACTACAACCGTTAGTAGACAGCCAAGAATACAAAGACATACTTAATAACATTGCCGCAGGTGATACCAACGGTGACGGAGTCGTTGATGGCAGTGATACTCCGTTGAGTCAGGTATTAAGTACCTATAACAAATACATCGATATCAATGATGCTATTGTTGCACGTGCAGAAGCAGATGTTCCTAAGAGTGGGTACGATATTACTAATCTATATACTGCTCCGGTAACACAAGAAGGACAACCAGGTGACCCACAAGGTGTGCTTGCTAGCTCTAATGCTAATGTTAGTAGCAATACTTATTCAAGCTCAAGCACAGTAAGTCCAAGCGACAAAGTCAAAGGTTATTTAACCAGCGATGCATTCCCACCGAATGGAGCTGCAGTAGCGGCAGGTATAGCGTTCCCAACAAGTCCAGTGACTGGTGATTACTTCCTGCGCTTAGATTATGTACCTAATAGATTATTCCGTTATGATAGTCGCCGTTGGGTTAAAATTGAAGATGGTCTACGTACCAATCTTACTCCAGGTGCTACTAATACCACTCAGCGTAGTGGCTTCGTTAATAATACAGATGCCAACTATGCTAATGCACTAGTTTGGGACGCGATACGTATTTCATCTGGAGCATATACTCCTGCGGCTAATGCACAAACTAAAACATTCACGCTTGCTTCTAAACAAGTTGTTACCAAGACCGTGTACAGAAGTACATATGGTGTAAAAACAAAACTAAACAGCAAGATTATCACTAATACTATTGCCAACACAGCAGGTAATATATCATTTACAGTGTCTACAGCATTAAATACCAATGACGTATTAGAATATACAATTTATGCAAATGTCACTTATCAACGTCAAAGTTTAAGTGATGCATTAAGACCCACGGCGGATAATTAATTATGGCGGCTCTTCAACAATATTTTTATGATGCTCAGATTGAGCGGTTCCTAGCACAGTTTATTCGCATGCTTTCTGGATTCCAAGTTGAATACGGACAAGATCGTGTTGGCAATACTACCCTACAACGTGTACCCGTGTATTACGGTGACGGCAGTCGTCAAGTAGCAAGTATCATTAATAACATGAGCGAAAATGCCATGCCTAGTGTGCCTGCAATGACCGCTTATATTAATAATATCACCTACGATCGTGATCGTGTACAACAACCTGACTTTGTTGGTAAAATGAATATCCGCCAACGTTATTATAATGAAGACACACAAGAATATGAAGCACGCCAAGGCAATGCTTTTAGTATTGAAAGACTAATGCCTGTTCCTTATACCTTAGAACTTAAATTAGATATCTGGACTAGTAATACAAAACAAAAATTGCAATTATTAGAACAGTTGATCGTGTTGTTTAATCCGGCATTAGAAATACAATCAACAGACAACTATATTGACTGGACCAGTTTAAGTGTGGTTTATCTTGAAAGTCCAAATTGGTCAAGTCGCACTGTGCCAATTGGTACAGAAAATCCCATTGATGTTGCTACGCTTACATTCAAACTACCTGTGTGGATTACTCCTCCAGCCAAGGTTAAAAAACTTGGTGTTATACAAAAGATTATCGCCAGCATACATGACGGTGACGGCAATCTCAGCGAAGCTGTTTATAATGATACCAACTTAATGGGAACAAGACAGTACTTCACTCCCTTGGACTATGGTGTGCTATTGATAGGTAATACACTGACTCTGCTGAAATATTCTGAATTTGAAGATCCTAGAGATCCACCTACTGATCTTACACCTAAACATCCTGTTACTGAAACTCCAGTTAAAGTTGGTACTAGAGACACTTGGCGTAGCCTAATTAATGTCTACGGAGTATTAGAAAATGGTACCAGCCAAATAAGATTGCTTACAGAAGACGGTGTTGCTGAAGTAGTTGGTACGGTCAGTTATCATCCTACAGACGATAGCCTGTTGATATTTAATGCAGACATAGATACATATCCGACCAATACCTTAAGTCCAATAAATGCTATAATCGATCCTCGCAAGGTAGATGTTTCAAGTGGGATCACCACACCAGCTGCTGGGACCAGATATTTGATCCTGCATGACATTGGAAGTTTTGATAATGCTCCAGGAACAGGACCAACGGCATGGCAAGGCTCCGGTGGCATAGATCTCGTAGCACATGCTAATGATATCATACAATACGATGGTACCCGATGGTCTGTGGTATTTGACAGCCAAGGCGCAACAAGTGTACAATATGTAAGTAACCTCAATACTGGAACTCAATATAAATGGAATCTCGATCAGTGGGTGAAAAGCTGGGAAGGCGAATACAAAAACGGGCTATGGTCACTAGTCCTATAGAAAGTGTTGGCGCTTTTATCTACTGCGCTAAAACTCAACGCTACTTATTTTTACTGCGTAATTCAAGCAAGTATGCAGGTACCTGGGGTGTAGTTGGCGGCAAAGTTGAAGCCAATGAACAAATTATTGAAAGCCTAAGTAGAGAAATTGAAGAAGAACTTGGCGGAACAATACGTGGCGCTAAGATCATACCTATAGAAAAATTTACCAGCGATAACGGTAATTTTACCTATCACACTTTTATATCACCTGTGGTTGCTGAATTCGTTCCAAAACTAAATGAAGAACATCGTGGTTATTGTTGGGTCCGTTTAGAAGATCATCCCAAACCATTACATCCTGGAGTTTGGCGTACGATTAATTTTGAGGCTGTGGCTAGTAAGATTAAAACGCTGGAAAGTATTTTATAAGTCTGCTTCTACTACCATATCTCTGTGGCTGATCTGGCGGAAATTAGTACAGGCCTTCCAAGAATCATGTGTTTTATATCTACCGTTTGGCGTGACTAATACAAAATCTACATCATCATAGACTTGGAACAATTGTCTATAACTTTCTTCCCAATTATTACCTAGCATGTCAGAATTTTTACCTGCATATCCAGGTGTGTCTGCATAGACATTGCTGTTATAATTAGCTTCGTGGTGGCCTTCACATCCTAGTAGATAGATTTTTTTATGCCCATCAAAGCAGGCTATGTAGGCTGCAGTTGCACCAGCATCAGCATATGGATCATGCGGGATTAGGTAAAATTTCCTAGGAAATTCTAAGCTGATATCAACGCGAGTATAGACGATATTATCTGTAGGATAACTAGTTTTTGATATTTCATCAGCAAGGATTCTACTAGTGATTACTAAGAAATCTGGAGTATATTCTCTGTAAAAAGCATTACAAGCATAACTCTGTAGAGTGTCTGCACCTAATAATCCGCTTTTCTTATTAAGAAGGTGATTAACATTAAACCCTAGTCGACTTTCACCGTTGCCAAATACTACAGCACGATTACTGATTTGATTGTTGATAACATTATTAGGCACGTGTTCTGTAGTATTGACCCATTGGCCATCTTGCAGTACACGTTCCTGGATGATATCTTCGCCTGTGTAGTCTGTTCTATACAGCTTGCTAGTTAGTTTAAGCATTTATCTCGTCTTCTCTATTAAACAATGTAAGTAGTCAATACTTTAATGTTAGCATTTTGTGCACCACTAGGTGTGTAGAACAATTTTACAGTTCCGCCGCTAATATTTGATTGGAACGTACCCGGAATCGTGCTGAGTACTGCATAAGTAGCTATGTTTGAAGTAGCCGTATCATGTGATACTAAAAGTTCTGCTGCTGACACACCGCCACCATTTTTGACTTGTACAGTATATCTAGCAGTGGTAAATGCTGAGGTGCTGAAACTGTCTAGTTCTTTTAGATTAGTATCGGGTACATTTATAGCTGTCTGATCATAGACTGTTTTACCGCGTAATTGTAATCTGTCGCCAGTTTCATTACCAATGTTGATGTTACCGTTTGAGTCACCTAATACCGTTAATGATCCATTGATCACTACATCATTGGTAAATGTGACTTTACCATTAACACCGTCAACGCTGACACGAACTGTTGCACTACTTGTACCTGCTGTGATGTTAGCGTATGGAGCTGTGTCTACGCTAAATTGGTTATATCCATTACCGCTGGCTACCGATGATACTGTGGCTGTTGTTATTAGTACACGAGCATCAATAACGTCACCTGTAG